TATGGCTTTGAACAAAGTCAACATAGAATTTTTAACAAAACAAATGGAAAAAGCTTTAAATGATATTGAAGAATTAAAAGATAAAGCAAGAGATATGCATTACAAAAATGGTAATGGTGAATGATAGGTTTATTTTTTATAGGTATTGTAGTTTCAGTTATTGTAATGGCTATATTAATACAAGTAAGAAAATATGATTGAAGCTGTAGTAGGATTATTAATGTTTGTGCAAGGAGAAATTAAGGAGGCACGTTTGCAAAGTTCAATGGCTGAATGTTTACGCGGCAAGCGTACGGCCGAGAGACAGTATAGTGAAACGGTATCTTATAAATGCTGGAAGGGTTCTGCAGAATTAGAGGAAAATATTGATGGCTCAAAGTCAATCAAAAAACTTATCATTGAGTAAAAGAAACCCAATTGCTAGGACGTTAAAAACCTTTACACAAAAGATTGTTCCTGATAAAAAAAAATATGACAGAAAAAAAATCAAAAAATCCATTTCCATTCAAGACTGAAGTAGTAACCGGTGAGTGTGATCACTGTAAATTAACTACATTGTTAGTTGGAATTGATGGTACATTTTTTCGTTGCATAAGTTGTGGAGAAGATCTTGAACAAAAAATAAATGGTGTTATCAAATATATTAAAGTTGATAAACATACAGATCTAACTCCTACTAATGGCTAAACAAAAATTTACACATTTTATCCCTAGAGATAAACCTAAAAAGCGTCGTGGAATTCACACGAAGAGCTTAAACAAACACAAAAAATTACAGAGAAAACTTACACGCTACAAAGGCCAAGGGCGGTAATGAAAATATTATTGAGTTTAGTTATCTGCTCTCAAGTAGCAGGTACTTGTTTAGAACCATATGAATGGCCAAAAGGATTTGACAATCAATACGATTGTTTAATGTTTGGCTACGAACAATCTGCGATAAAAATGCAACAGATAGGTCCTGAAGACGTTAATAAATATAATATGTTTATTAAGTTTTATTGTACACCAGAAACTAGTATTTAACTTGTCTGCCGGAGCTATAGATAGCTCACGGCAAACAAAAGGTGTGAGAAGAGATCCCAATCTTATACTAAAATAATATCCTTGACAAGCCTTGTTTTATTATTATACATTCCCATATATGAGAAGATATAATAATCAAAGAAAGGAAGTAAACAATGGCAGATCCTGCTAAATTTAAGTCTGTGTCCGTATCGGTAGCGACTTATAAAGTATTAAAGTTTTTAGGTGACGGTAAAATTACCGATGCTGATTTGACTGTAAGTAAAACTATAGAAAGTCTAGCTAAGAAAGAAGGAAAAAAACATGGATACAAAAATGGAAAGAGTGAGTAAAATTATCTGTACGCAATGTAAAGGTAATGGCTATGTAAGAATTCTTGTAGAAGAAGGTAGAGAAGAATTTATAGCTGATTGTAAAAGGTGTGATAATCAAGGAGAGTATGAAGAAAAAAATTCTCTTTAAGATATATATTTGGATACACGGTTTCTTTGGGACCATAAGTGCTTGGGCTTGGCGTAAACACGTCAAGATTTTAGAGGCTGAACGTCAACGAGAAAATGAAGAATATGTTGAGGAGTTAAAGAAAAAACTATGAAGCATAACAATAAATTTGTGTATCCAAAAACTGTCCGCGTCTCGATAGACGGTAAACGTCATTATGATATAGATAGTAAAGAAAAGTTACCGTCTGTTACGACTATATTATCTAAGACCCAACCTATCGAGAAGGCCGAAGGACTAAAAAGGTGGCGCGATAGAGTGGGCGATGAGAACGCAACGCGGATCGTGGATGAGTCTGCGGCTCGTGGAACGGCGATGCACAAAATATTAGAAGAATATATTAAAGGTGATGGTTATCTTGATTTAACTAATGTTGGTAAGAATGCACACAACATGGCAATGAAAGTTATACAAGATGGTTTATGTAATATTACTGAGTATTACGGGCTAGAGTCTACGTTATACTATCCAGGTCTGTACGCAGGCGCAACAGATATGATTGCATTACATAAAAATAAAATGGCTATTGTAGATTTTAAACAAAGTAATAAACCAAAGAAAAGAGAATGGATTGAAGACTATTGTTTACAACTAGCAGCTTATGGTATGGCCCATGATTATATGCATAAGACACAAATTGATAAAGCAGTTATTATGATGTGTACTCCAGATAATTTTTATCAAGAATTTGTAATTGAAGGTGAAGAGTACAGACAATACAAATACAAATGGTTAGGGAGGGTGAGCAAATATTATGAAAGACAAAAATAAATTTAATAAACTCCAACAAGAACAAAGAGATTTAGATGCTAGTTATAGACAGTCTTTGCAAAACAAAAAAGAGAGAGGACCCATGGAAGTAAAAAACATAATGAATAAATTAAACAATTTAGCTAACGCAGTGCATAATGCACCAGATAAAGGTATGAAACAAATTTGGACTGACAAATGGTATGCATTAGTTAAACAATATGCAGAAGCAATAAAACAAAAGGAGAACCTTAAATGAGCATGCGTGTAAGAGATCTACAACAGTATCTCTCTAAATTTACTGATGGACAAAAAGGAACTGCAGTTTCTGATTTAAATATTTACATAGAAACTCAGAACGGACATTTAGAAGAAATTAGAAAAATAGAGGTGCAAGAGAGTATTATGATTGGTGCAAAAGAACCAGGAAGAATTGTAATTAAATCGGAATCTATTGAAAGATTTAAGTCACCTACGTTTAAACAAAGTTAACATAGTCCCAGGGACAGGGGAGGAAAGCGAGAGTGGAACTCCCCGCAACAAAGAAAGGAAAAACATGGCAGAACTAAGAGATGAACACTTTGAGGTTATAAGTGAGAATAAAGCAAAACGTTATGAGAAAGACAAAAAGGAGTTGCAACATCAAGTAATGGATCTAGAGATGGCAATGTATAAGATTAAGGAGGTTATCAGAGAATATGAAAAAAGTAACAATAACAAGTAAAGACATTAGCACAAAGCAATGGTCTAATTTGTTGTTAGAACTTAATCTAATGAGAAAAGCTTGGAAACCCTACGCTACAATACATTTAGAAGCACGTGGCCTTAAAAATGTCATAAAGTGGGGCACATCAGTCAAACATGATTAATCATCTACCGCGCTATAAGAGAAATTTTAGGGTAATTTTTTTTTTCAGTGATAAGAAATATATGGCGGTAGAGGCGGTAGAGTGGTCAAAATGGATTAAAAGTGTTGGTGTTGTTGAATAATAGGTCTACCACGGTAACTTTTTTAGGCGGTAGAGGGCGGTAGAGTCAAATAAGTGTTGATATTGGCTGTTAATTTACAATGTACACTGCGCGCGAGACATTTTTTACTTTTAATAAAAACAAATTTGCCTAAAAATTTCTCTTATAGTAAAAGAAACCATGCCAAGAACTCCTAAAAAATCAAAATACAAACATGTTGTAATTAAAAATAAAAAATATTATTTTTATTCTATAAAATGGTTGGACATCACAGGTGATTCAGGGCATGCAGATTTACATACTGCGTCTGGGTTTATGCCAGCAGAAATGATAACACATGCATATTTGTTGAACAAAGATAAAAAAAATGTTAGAACGTTTGCTAGTTACGAAGTTAACGATGAGTTATTTAGTGACAGGAATGTATTCCCTAAAGGGTGTATAGTAAAAATGGAGAAAATAAAGTTATGATGTTTGAACAATACAAAGATAAATTTATGATCTGGCAATTACACAACAGGAAAGAAATTGTTTGTTTTGTTGCTGGGTTTATTATAGGAGCAATATTAATATGAAAAAGAAAATACCAGCAGGAAAAAAAGGTGCAGGTTTAAGAGCACTAAAAAGTAAAGCACCAGAAGTAGCAAAAAGAATGGGCTACAAGAAGGGCGGCCTTTATGCTAACATCCACGCTAAACGTAAACGTATAGCAGCAGGATCAGGTGAGTCTATGAGAAAACCTGGAAGCAAAGGTGCACCTACAGCTAAACAATTTAGAAGAGCTGCAAAGACTGCTAAGAAATAGTGAAGAAGAATCCTACGTTAGTCAAGAATATGCCTAATGTTAAATGGGATCAAATACCACCATTGAGAGGACCTAATCCTGATGGAGTTAAAGCACCGCTTGCACAACCTAAAAGATTTAAATCTATCCTTACTGTTTCACGAAAAAAAAACTAGTTTGATTTTCCTGAAGTTTCTAGGTTCTCAAGTACTTCTGAGTCTTCTATTGTTATTGTTTTTGATTTGTTATTAATTAAGATGTTGTGATCATCTACGATCTTTTTCATTTTATCTTTTAGATCATCAATACTTAGATTGTCTAAATTACCAGTCATGATCATCTTTTGATCTACATATAATCCACCAGCTTTACCACGTGCTACCTCTGCATTGATTGCAGCTGACCACGCTCCTTTGGCTGTAGCTTCATCTCTTAATTTAGCTAGCTCACCTAAATGTCTTTCAAATGTAATGCCATGTTTCTCTTGCACCTCAGCTCTTAACTCACCTATATATTGAACTACCAATGGAGATATCTTTGGATTCCTAAGCTCCGATGCAGCTTGTCTAGGTCTAGTTTTATATCCTGCTTGCAATGCACACTCCGCTGGAGACATACGTCCCTCGTTGTAAATAAGCAATTCTGCAAATTTCATTTGTCTTTCAGTTAATTGTCTTGGAACTCCCATAAGATTTGACTTATACCGTAAGCTAGCGTACAAGTCAATTGTGAGAATAATACTAATATTTATATTGCTTTCAGGCTGTGTTAAGGATTATGACCTTAACCCTTTCACTACAGTTATGAGACAAATTTATAAGGCACAGTACGATGAATCCGGAGACAAAACTTTGGAAACTTTTAAAGAAAAACACACCGGAAATTAAGTGGTCTAGGATAGAATCTTGGGCTGTTCCAGGCATACCAGATTTACTTGGTTATCATGATTCATGCGGATTTTTTACAGTTGAGCTTAAAGTTACAAACACCTCAAAAGTTAAGTTTAGTCCTCATCAAATATTGTTTCACTCAACCCATACAAAACGTAATTTCATACTTGTCTTACTAAGCCCTAAGGGCTCTCCTCGCTCCATAAAACTTTATGGAAGCTCCTCGATCCTCGGACTTATGAACGATGTTCGTGAAACGCCATGCTTGGCGCTTAACGACTGGGATCACATCAATCGCTTGATGCTTGACGCTCCTCTGGCTTGATGCTTGAAGCTTTGCTTGACGCTTGACGCTTTGGCTTGAGGCTTGTCGCTTTGGCTTGAGGCTTGTCGCTTGGCGCACGCCCGTCAGAGTCCGTCGACTCGTCCGGGCTAATGGCCTTCTTCACGTGTGAAGCTCGTAATTTTTTATAATAGTTAGGATGCCTAAACATTAGTGTTTACCATATGAAACTACTTTTACAGCAGGATCCCAACATTGTCGACAGTCTCCACACTTGCCGCCTTGAGATGGAGCGGGGCAGCTGGCGTCCTTCAGTACTACCATTGAAGAGTTGGGCCAAGTATCGTTGCGCTGTCCAATCATTGGAGGTGAAAACCTAATAACAAGATTGTCCGGCTTGCTGGTCAGGTGGTCCTTAATCCACGCCTCGCGCGTCGGCATCCAGTGCTTAGTGTCCGGGGTGAGTTTACATACTTCAAAAATTTTATTTAAATGATTTAGATCTTGGACATCTCCTGCATCATGCCAGCGGAAATACTTCTGTCTTTGAATTTGTGCAACCATTGCTGCGGTCCACAGTTCCTTAGTCAAGCTGGCCAGTCTTACATATTGCGCGGCTTTGATGGCTTTGTATCTTGTGTAGTTACCCTTCAGGGCATAACACATGCTGCAGACGCTGTTTTTAATTTTTCTTAATTTAGATCCTGTCTTACACTCCCAGGCTGGCAGGCTGTAACTTAATCCAGGCATCTTTGACGTTCGAGTCATGGACCCGGTGATTGCTGCTGCTTCTTTTACTTTCATGTTATCCTTTCTGTTTACTGTTATATAATCCCATAGTCACCAATTGTCAAGGGCTTAATGCTTAACGCTTAAAATAATTCTACTTTAGAATCATTCTAAACTGGCATGACGCTTGATGCTTGTAACTTAATTCATATAACCGGCCGCGCTTCCTGATCAGGGAATGCAGCGCCTGCCGGTCCTAGTACTTCGTCCCTACCCTTCCGGGTCACAGGTAACGTACAGGGAAATGCTAGAAGCAGATTTGGACGCCTTCACTAGGTCATACATCATTATTAGCAGGACTCTCTTCACAATCACATTGTTTTCGCATGCGAAGTGACCACTAATAGAGTCCAGCAAATAATGATCAGTCACTATGCTACGCGGGGGGTTGACGGCACACTTTCAGTCAACTTTCGGGAGCTCCTTTACCGCCCACCGTGTTATAGTGTTTACTCTCACAGTCATTAATGACTGATCCCAGAACCCTGTTAGGTACTCTCACCGACATCTAGTACCCCTAAAGCCGGATGCATTTGCACAGGGTTCAGGGATCAGGGCAGGTTGTCTGTGTATCCCTGCCGTAGATCCTACCTACTTTTGCTGGTGTAGGTCCCATTAAGTTTTATAGTTTTGAATAGCGATAAAACTTCAAATGAGGCTATGAAACTAGTATATACTAGATAATCCCAGAAGTCAAGCATTAAATTAAAATAAATTTATTTTTTTTTCTTGACTTTAATTT